TACTGGTAGCGCCAGTTCCGGTTGTCATCTTCACCTTACTATTTCGTGGCTAGAGCGTGGAGTCTTCGGAAGCACTGCCGACAAGTTTGATTTTGTAAAATGGGTGAAAACGCAGGAAGCTCCTGCCGCAAAGGGCGCAGTAAAGAAACCAGCTGCAAAGGTATCAGCTACTGGTACAAAAGCAGCTAAGAAGACATGCCCAACATGTGGACAGGAAACTAAATGATTAACAAACTGAAGAACATTCTCATCCGCTCAGTCGGTGTGATTATGTTTGCCTTCATTCCAGGTATGGCAGTCGGTGGTCCGACTGTTGGCTGGTTCATGGGTGGACTTATTGGCGTTGCGACCGTGTTCTCTAGCATCATCATCTTCTTTGGTGTGCAGCTAGCGTGGGACGCTATGATTTCCGAGGAAGACATCGAGAAGGGCTTCAGGGCTGCGGTTGCCAAGCAGGCATCGGAGAACGAAGACATTCGCGCCGCAGTCGAGGACCAGTCCAAGTCTTACGATGACTTTGATGACATCGAGTTCGACGACTCCGACCCAGACCTAGCGAAGTAACGAGACGCCGGAAGTATCATGTTAGACAACAACGGTAACAGGGAATGGGTCGAGGTGCTTGTTGCCATCGGGCGTATCGAGGAAGGCATTAAATCAGTGCGTGAATCTATCGATAGACTGGACAAGAAGTCTGATGCCCAGGACGAAGCGATAAGCGAAATGCAACTGGAAATTCAAAAGCTGAAGACTCAGCGGAATACAGTTAAGGAAAACATTGCGATACTAACTTCCGTACTTGCGGCAGTAGTAGCGCTATACAGCGTCCTAGGAGTCTAGGGCGGTTATAGATACCCGACAAGCGAGGGCCCTACTGCAGAGGTGACAGTAGGGCCCTTCGGTTCATTCGTCGTCTTCGTCGTATCTGAATCGTGCGGCTTCTTCCTTTGCCGCCTCTGCATCAAATGACATATGCGCCACACAGAACTGGCATGGCTTCTCTTCAACACAGACTCTGTCGCAGTGCTCGCACCAGAAGTTGGTTTCTTCTGGGCCAGCTACCACGACCGGGTTTCCACAGCCACAAATCATGAGCACAGATAGAGTCATGCCCGTCTCTTCGTCGGTCATGGTGTATCCCATGTACTCGTGTTCTGGCTCAATGGCTGGGGGAGGTGGAACTTCTAGCTTAAACAACTTAGCTATCCACCTCCGAATCATATCGACCTTGTCAGTGTCTTGTTGATTGAGATGGGGCCACGTTGCCACTTGCCGCAGTCCTGACACTGGAACCTTTGGTAGGTGCCAGATGTGGTCCTTGCAACTCCACGCCTTTGCAGGTTGTTAGAGGCACAGACTAGGCATCCCTCTTCCATACCTTCGTGCAGAGCTCGGTGCGGATGGTTAGGAATCCAAGGCTTCAGCTTCTCGTACAAATCAATCAGCAGATTGACGTCTTGAATCTGATACTTCTTCATCTCTGCCCACGCCTTTGGCTCACGTGCCATGCAGCGCCTCCATAGCTCAAAGCCAGAGTGTTGCACCTTGGCACCCACTCCAAGGGTCTGAGCCACGTAATCCAGCTTATTGCTTGGAAACTTGAACTGCGACTTCACAGCAAGCATCAGGTCCATCTCCTTGTAGGGTGATGGTGGTAGCATCCCAGCCTCCAGAAGCTCACGCTTTAGGTGCTTGGAGTCGAATGCCTTTGAGTTCCAGCCGACTAGAACGTCAGCCTCATCAAGTAGACGGTGAACCTCCTGAAGCATGGCCTCTTTGCCGTCGTGGTGAATGGACTTGAAGATAACCTTCTTCTCCCCATACCAGCGAGCGCCGAAGCACATCATCTCGGTGGACTCTTCAATCTGGTTGATGGCGATGTTCTGCTTGAACAAGCCCCAGACGTAGGCTAGGTTTGGCGTTGTTTCAATGTCTAAGAAAAGTATCTTCACTAGTCTACCTTCAATCCATTGACCCAAGTTCTGCCAGCGTCACCGCCCCATGCGTCCCACGCAACACGTCCTGGGCTTGGGTAGCCCTTCTCGCCCGCATTAAATCCAGTTGCTTGCTTGTCAACAGCGTGACGAGCAAAGTAGGCACGCATCTTAACGACCAGATCCCTGCTTACAGAGCCACCAGCAGCAAGTTGTGATGCACGACGCCGGCCTACTGAGGTAAATCCATCCCCAGCCTTGCCCTCTTCAATCCACTTGATTGCCCTCTTGGCAGCAGACTGAACGCCAGCTGGCACCTTGTAAGTTGCAGCAGCTTCACGAAGTGACTCTCTTGCATTTACCAGTCCAGGAGGAATCATTGAGAATCGGCAGATGCCATCTTCCTCAATCTCAGCCTCTACTGCCGAGCAGTCGATGCCGTCCTCAGTCATCTGGTGGAATACGCAGTTACCGCACTTGACGCCGATAGCGGCATCGCCGTTCTGTGCAGCTGGCACGTAGTTAGGGAATACTGTGCTGCCCTCTGAGCCTAGCTTGCCAAACTCCTGAACAACGCCAAGCAGCGCATCAACAACTGCCTTCTCGTCGCCCTCAATCTGGGCGTAAAGGTCCTGGGTAAACTCCTTTAGCTTTACAGCTTCCTTCTTGCGGTCACGAGGATGAGTGCCACCTGGCTCTACTTCCTCGGCCTGCGAAATTGCAACCATCTGCTTGATTGCAGAATCCTTGGTCTTGTGACACCCCTTTAGCTCATAGTCGCCATTGACAGTAGCCCAACCGCCTTTGCAGTCAGGGTGGTTCTTCGTAATGTAGTAAGGCACTAGTCACTCCATCCGTTCTTAAGCACAGCTGGGTGCTTACTATTCCTAAGGTAAATTATACCATGGCGGACCGCATCGTTGGCGTGCGGACGGCCCGGGATGTGGAGCCCCAGCTTGCGTAGTCGGTCATCTCCACACAGCGACTTCTGACTAGGCTTCTGATAGACAAGGTCTATAGTTGCCTTAGGGTAAAGCGCTTCGAGTGCCCCAATGATGTAGACGGGGCTGAGGTCGGCACCATAGACGCCCTCACGTAGGTCAAAAGACTCGCAGATAATCTGGTCAAACTCCCAGTCCTCTAGCTCGTCCCAATGAAAGTCAAGGAATCCCTGAAGTCCGTTCGGAATCTGCCATGTTTTGATTAGCTGATAATCTTCTGTCCCATATTCAATTATCGCAACCCCTGTAGTCCCCCCGGGGTCAAGGCTTAGCATCGTTGTCATTCAGTTTCTCCTCCTTCATTTTGATTATTTGTGTCATCTGGTAGCAAGCTAGCGAGAGCGGATACCTGAAGCCCATTTCATACTTCATCGAGTGATAGAGCACAGCCTCGGGGTCGAACTTTACCGTCTCGAACTTAGCATTCCTACTGTAGTTATCCATTACGCCAATACCTCCAAGTATGTTTTACGATTGTCCACAACGGCATGTACCCTGGCCTGCGAAGCAAGCGCTTCCACCATGTCATCGAACTCTCTCTTCCTCTTGTTGTTGAACTTGCGGTAAGCCTCCTCATAGCGGACTCGGCCACCTCGGTCAACCACGTAAGCTTCAAGCTGGTCCACGTCCCTCTGCCATTCTGATGCAGAGATTGCGGTTGCCATGCGAACTAGGTTCTCAAACCACTCTTCAGAGTAGCTAATTGCAGTCAGCATATGCTTGAGCTTTACCTCATCAGACTTGTCGGCCATAGCAAGCAGGATTGCACACTTCCACACAGACAATGCAAGTCGCTGGCGAGAAGGCTCAATGGACTCCTTCTCTCTGTGCGACTCAGAGTAGTTGCCCATCTCCCACTTGTACTGATTGAATCGTTCAAGCGAAGCTTGGCTCAGACGGATTGGCCTTGGGTTAGGCTGCCCCTTCTTCTGCCAGTAAGTCACTGCATCGAACAGCTTGCGGACCATCTCGTCTAGCATGGTGTCCTTGACAACGACCTCGTACTCGTCGGCCTGCTGAATGTCCTCCAGCTCTCGGCTTCGCTCCGGTGCGTCAGCAGTTACGTAGATGAAACGTGCCAAGAATCCTGAGCGGAAGTACTCGGTGGTCAAGACGTCGGCAACCTTGCTGGTGATACCCATCAAGTACATTATGAAGTTAGTCTCAGCACGTTCGGTCTGGCGCTTATCCTTCGATGAACGGATGACAACAGGAACTCTGCCGTCATACAGCTCGGTGTAACGCTCAGCAGCCGATGCCATGTAGGTCTTGTTCATGAAGTCCTTGAACATACCCTGAACCTCGTCTCGGTGCAGAAGACTTGTCTTCTTGTCACGCTCTGCGAGGATTGCAGTCACACCTTCTGGGGTTGCATCCGAACCGATGTCAATCTGGTAGCCACCGAACTTCTCGTAAGCCCTGATAACACGCAACATGAGGTTACGGCTGGTTGACTTACGAGTTAGCGTGGTCTCACCAAGCACCATGAACCACAGGTTCAGACCCATCTTGCCGTAGCGTGGCACAGCGTAGCCCCAGTCAGAGAAGACTGCGGATAGCACAGTGAACGCCGATGCAATCTGGTAGCTCAGTGCACCATCGGTCTTGGACCTAGCCCACTTGACGTACTGGTTGATGAACGTCGGCTCAAGCTCGACAACCTCACGCTCTTCCTCGGTAAGGAATGAGACGGCCACCTTGTCGAACCTAGCAATAGGTGCGTCGTTGGTGATTGGCTCTGGTTTGTAGTCAGCTTCGCCCTGCTCGGTGATGTAGCTCTGGTGTGCTCGCTGAACCTCACGCCACAAGTCGCCGTCAGCATCGACACGCTTCGGGCGGTCAGGGCTGTGGTACTTGTTGCACTTGGCGTGGCGGGCTACAGTGAAGACTTCCTCAGGGCTCAGGCCCTCTCGGAACAGCTCCATCTCTAGCTTCCACAGCAGACGTGACAAGTCAGCATTGAACGCCGGCTGCTCCATGTACAGGCCCACAATTTGCGGGTTGTGAGACAGCTTCTCTAGCACGTCGAGGATTGCAGGGAATCCCTCAGGCATCGGGAGGTCTGCCATCTCTCGGATAGGCTCGACCTCCACGTCGCCGTAGACTTGGTTGATTTCCTCAAAGCTATACACCTGTCCCGTGCTGGTAGCCTCGATGGTCCACGACTCTTCACGCTTTAGGTTGCGGGTGTTAGGCAAGCGCAACAGCTTGGTAGTGTTCCAGCCCGACTTGTCACAGCCCTGGTGGGCGTGAGCGTAGGCAATCTTCTTGGACAGCAGGGCAGCCTCAAGTGGCTCGACCTCTTGGTCAAGCATCCAGTAGGTGTGCCATCTCTTGTCTGAAGTTTGCACAGAGATGCTAGGCTCAACCAAAAAGTTCTCTGGCTGGCAAGAATCGGCGTCGGCGTAGATTACGTGAACGGTCTTAGCGTTTTCCTTGATGCGACGTGGCGCATTGAAAAGGATTGGCGAGAAGTAGACGTCCTCCATGGCGTGAGCATTGGCGAACTCCACCATCTCATGCTTCTGCTCTGGATACTCGTAGAACTTCTGCTCGGTCAGGTCACCACTAGAGGCACTGCGTACAACAAGCGTGGCGATACCCGTTGCTTCGCCATAAATTGCTGTCAGAAAATCTGATGTTTTCATGTTCCTCCATTCCGGTGTTCCTCCTGTAAAGTTAAGTAAGACAGTCCGTTACTTAAGGTTAAGTAACTAAACTTAATTAGTGGTGCCTCAGCTGAGAGTCGAACTCAGCGGTCCAGATAAAGCAGGAGGAGGGAGGATGGACCATACCAATTGAGGCTAGTGTGCGTTAAGCAGTCGCACCCCTGCCCTGGTTTAAAGCATTACCAAGCTTCCTCGTCTACTGCCTTTGCGCCCAACGATGACAAAACATCGGAGGCAGTAGTTGCCTTGTCAAAGCCAGACACCTTGTTACGTGGTGCCCCGTTCTGGTCAGTACCAACCTTGACACGCACGCCGATGGGCTTGCCTAGGATGTCTGCCGTTGCTGGCACCTTGAAGTTGCCTGCCTTGACGTCGTAGCCCAATGACTTGAAGAAGGCTGCTGCCTTCCAAGCATCGTTGCCAGCGTACAGTGGAACGTAGCTGAAGACACGACGGTTCTCGTGTGCGCCCTCCGAGATGCGGAACTGCACGTTGAAGCGTGGCTTGCCCTCGTTCGGACCGGAGCGGACAGTCTCTTCCTTGATGTCAAAGACCGTTGCGTTGTAGGAGCCTGCTGGTACTGGTTCAATCGAACCAGACTTGGACTCTAGCGCATCTGCGCTGAATGAGATAGTGTAACCCATATTATTTACCTCCCTTGATTAGTGAATAGATTTTCTTCAGGCTTGGGTCGGTGATTACCGACGGCAAGTTGAAGCGGTTCTTGGTAACCAACCGCTCAGATGACTCGACAACTAGCACTCGCTGAGTACTGCCGTCCTCCTTCTTCTGGGCTGTCAGATAACCAATGATGTCAGGAATTCCTGGCAAGTCCTTCTTGGAACCACCTGGAATGTTTGGAACAATCTTGACTGCTCCGGTGTTCTCATCCTTCTGCTCCTCGGCGTGGGTCAGAATGATTGAGGTGAATGGTGCGGCGTGTAAAGCTCGGACCAAATCGTTAGCCCAAATCTTTAGGTCGCCCCACTTGCCGAACTTGTTGCCCTTGTTCTCTGGCTTCTCGCCAAAGAACTTCTCGGCTCTATCCATAGCCACACCGAGTGTGTCAATGATGATAGTCTTGTACTTGTGCTTGACGGTCAGCAAGTCGTTCACTACCTTGTCAAGCTTCTCGTGTGCGTCTACGCTGATGACGTCTACGTCCTTGAAGTCACGGGCGATAGCAGATGCTCCACCCTCGACGTCGATTAGCAGCACAGGTGATAGCTCCTGAATCTCAGCAGCTGATGCAGCTAGCCAAGTCTTACCTCGACCTGCATCGCCGTAGATAAGAATAGTCTTCGGTGCGTTTAGCGCCTCTGCCTTGTGAATGAACTTGGCAAAGGATAGTTCTGGGAACTCAGTTGTTGCGCCCATAATTTATTTCCTCCT